GTACCTGTTGCTCCAGTATATAGCCAAAATATCTCATCATTACTATCCGTAGTATAAAGTATATCTCCCGTGACTAGAGACATAGTATTACTCCCAGCTGCATTTAACGTGGAAGCTATTGGTATAATTGCTGCTCCTGGTCGATCAAAAGTTACTGTTGCATTATCGGCTACATATCCTGTTCCTGCTGATGTTATACTTACACCTGTTACTGCACCGCCACTGACTGTAGCTGTTGCGACTGCTCCTGTTCCTCTTGTTCCCCCAAAAGTAACTAATGGAGGAGTGGAAGAATATCCAGCACCTCCTGCTGTTATTGAAATAGCTGTAATTTTACCAGCGTCGGCACCAGTTCCTACAGTTACTGTACCCGTAGCTCTAGAGTAAGCACTACCTGTTCTCTTTTGCCATGC